ATGAATTGTCGGATCGTTTTGATTGAACATTGCTTGATACTTCCACCGATCTTCCTCCCTTCCTTTAAAAAATGAAAAAGTAAATAATTCATCTCCTCTATAAAATGCTACAGCCATACCAGAATTGATGTCATCTTTCATTCTGTATAATATTTCATCAACAGAGTCAGATACACTTGAACAAAAATAATCATCAAAATCATCTGGATTTAAATTGCTAGGAAACTGAACAGTAGTATAAAAATTAACATTTTTATCCCCCTCTTCTGTTTTTACTAACATTCTTACTTCAATTGCTGGTGTCATGTCTGTCCATACTCTTCTATTAATTTTTCTAGGTACCATTTTGCTTTCTTTAAATCCTCTACTCCGTTTTTATGTCTGTATCTCCAAATGTATTTTATTATATTACCTTGAAGATAATACTCACAGCCTTCGCCCGTTGCTGAACGAATCGCATCAATACATTCAATTTCATCTTTAGTATAATGTGGTGGGTAATTTACATTATCTTTTTTCATGCTTTTCCCTCACATTACCAACCATATCGTCTACCTTACTCTTATTCCACAAATAATTCAAATAACAAGCCGCTTTGTACTTCGTCCAAGAAAAGTCAAAGCCTGATACTTGAACACCATTACGGCTTAACATTTCTCTTTGTTTGTCACTTATTCTTTCATTAAGCCACCTACGACCTTTCTTAGCACTATTACTATCCTCAATCTCTCTCAGAAAGTCGTCAGCAGAAGCAATCGCTTGTTTTCGTGTTCCTATACTTATCATTCGTATTCTTCCTCCAGAACGCTTAACAAGACCACAAGACAACTCACCAACATCAATAACCATAGAAAATCCATTAAACCCTGTCGCTGTCACACATTTTCCTGTACCAAATATGTCCATCCAACGAAAAGGTGATCTATCAAGAAGATCAACTTCTGTCATAGAAAATTCTTCTAATTGAGAATTATCATCTTTACCAAATTCAAAACCACACATAGGACATTCACGAACACTTAACGGAACAACAGAATTACATTCAGGACAAACCTTTTCAGGAGCATCACCCTGCAACTCTGATTGTGAACCTTCTAAGTTTACTTCTTCTTCGAGTGAACCATGCGTTAGAACAGACGTTCCAAAATCCAGAACAACACAGTCTGTTTTAACAATATCTGGATATTCATTCTGGTCTATAATTCGCAAACCTCGACCAATCATCTGAACCATTGTTGATTTGTAAGAACAAGGACGGGTTAGAACAATACAGGATACAGGAGGTGAGTCAAACCCCTCTGTTAGTACAGATACGTTGACCACTACCTGTGTATCCCCACTTGACAAATCCTCCAAAATCTCCCGTCTTTCAGTTTTGTCTGTGTTCCCTGTAACTATCTTTGCATTAATACCCTCGTCTACAAATTCCTGACATAAATCTTCTGCGTGTGCGACTGTTGAACAGAACACCACAGTCTTTCTATCATGTGCTTTATCCAACCATTCACTTACAACTCTTTGGTTAATTGCTCGTTTATTCATAATACGAGCTACTTGATCCATATCAAAATCAACCACTGTTTTCCGAACATTTTGAAGTTCAGAACGTACACCCACGTCAATGACGTAGGTTTTTGGGGTGACAAGAAAACCTTCACGAATGAGTGTTGATATTTCGATTTGATGGGAGCAATTGGTGAAGACTTCACGCAAACCCTTCTTATCGCCACGATTAGGCGTAGCAGTAAAACCAACGATTTCAACATTTTCATTAGCTTCTTTAGCATGATTAATAATGCGAGTATAAGTATCTGCAACAACGTGATGACTTTCATCAACAACCACCATATCTATTTTTTTCATATTTTCTAAATTGTTCGGTCTTGATAATGTCTGCACCATTGAAAATACAGTATCACCTTCCCAATTCTTTTGTTCTGCATTAACTACGCTAGTAGAAATACTTGGATTAACACGATGAAACTTATCTATATTCTGATTAACCAGCTCATCTCTGTGCTGCAAAACCAGAACATTTCTTCGGGTATTGCAGCGTTGACCGATCAAAGCTGACAACATTATTGTTTTTCCTGCACCCGTTGGTGCAACAACAACAGTATTTCCATGCTTATCTAATGCTTCCAATGCAGAATCAACTGCAATTTCTTGATATGGTCTTAATAACATTATACTTCATCCCCCCAAACATCCCAACCGTCTGTCCTTTGCCTAGCAAATAATTCTATTCTTGGTAAATCTCCACATAATTGTACAATTTTATTTCTAATTGAATTTGGTTTTTTAGAATGTTTGTATCTTGGTTCTATTACAACACTAGAAACATAATTGCTTACTGGTTTAACTTTTCCTTTTGTTGCCAATAAGCAAACCTCACAATTAGATTTAGTATAATAGCCAACACCAAAAAAAGGTTTATTATTTGTTTTATTTGTTTTTATATAACTAAATCCCAAAGTTTTATAAACAAATCCCCATTCTTCTATGGTTTTTATTCCCATTAACAATTTTGGAAAAGTAACCCATAAGAACAAATAACAGTTTTTGTCAGCAATAGTATTAATCGGCAAATTCCAAATTTCTTCTTTAGTCATAGTTTCATATTTATTTTCTGCACCTCCACCAAATTTAGTTTTTGTATTTGTTCTAGCATTATATTTCCACGGAGGGTCTGCATAAATAATATTATATTTTTTATTTGGAAATGGTATCACAACATTTACTCCTTTCTCTTAATTAAATTACTCAACTGCCGAAACATATATCACCACAACTCACGCAAACAAAGACTACCCCAACAGCCACAACGCAACTCAAATGAACCTAACTCAGCCAACCTCAACATATCGCAACAAAACAGCCTAAACATAACTAATCGCACCTCTCCCCTACATACAATAACTCAACTGCCTTAACCGAACCTACCTCACCCAAGCATAGATGACCCAAACACAACGAAACTGCCTTAACCTAACTTAACGGAACTTATCGCACACCAACATAACATATCGCACCTCACCCCAACTGCCTTAACGCAACGCAACTGAACGTACCCCTCAACACCCAAGCTCACCTGAAATTAACACAACTGCCTGAACTCAACTCAACTGAACAAACCTTAACTCACTCCACCCAAGAGAACCAAACCCAAGATTACACAACCCAAACTGCCATACCGAAACGCAAAGTAACTCAACGCAACTCTCCTCACCTCAACAATAACTGCCTAAACGTAGCCAAACGCAACGCAACGCAACTGACCTGAACGCACCTCGACTGCCTAAACGGACCGCAACACAACGCACCCCTCCCAACCACAGACTAACAAAACTCAACTGCCTTAACCAAACCCAACTTAACTGATCCGAACTGACCCAAGCAAACCCAACCCCTACTGAACTGCCGTAACATACCGAAACGCTGATTAACCTAACTGAACTGACCCCTCCTCAACACGACACAACAGCCTTAAAAAAAGTGAGGCTATACAGCCTCACTCTTCACACTATGTTCTTCTAAAGAATCTGCTACTTCTTTAAGATTATCTATATCAATACTTTTTAAAGCACAAATACCATCATGCCTATTAATCCATGCTCTTAATTCTCTACAAGATTGACGACATAATTCAGCAACGACTTCTGGGTTGTTTAAATCAAATCTTTGATAGCCACCACCTTGTGCACGATTATCAATAGGAGAAATATAAGTAGGAAACCGAACAACTTTTGCATCTTCAATTGTAATTGAGTCAGTTATATCTACTGTTTCAGTTGGTAAATCTCTATATTGAACTGTAATTTTACAACCTGTAGCAAATTGTCTAGCCATTTGAATACGATACTTTAAAGCCATCTTTGCATCATCATCAAAACCGAACAATTTATAAACAGGATGATCTGGATTTTCTCGTAGCCACTCGACAAACTCGGCAGGAACATAACTGTTCCTGCCTGTCTGGTTAAGGTAATCGTTAATTATCTTTTCACGATCCTTCTTGCCAAATCTTTTTGCCATATTATGCAACTGCTTTCAGAAGATCGGCTCTTTTAGCTCTCTCTTCTTGCATTGCTTCGTATAGTTGGTGGCTAGTATTGTCGTGTGACTCAATCTCTGGATTATCCAAAGCAAGTTTCTGACAAGTAGCACCTTCTTCTTTGGTCAACTCATCCCAAAGTTTTTGGTCTGAAGATTCCTTAATTTTATAACCACCCATAGGACCACCTTTTTCTATTCTCCAATCACCAAGTCCACATAAAGTTCCTGCGTTAGTCAAAAGAGAAGTAATATTTAATTGACTAAAAGTAGGACTAATATATCGAATAGTAACCTCAGAACACCATCTAGGTAACTTAGCTCTAGTACGAATATCTGGAGTTCTGTTTATATCAGAAGAACGAACAACCGACATATTCATATAAGGCTTACCCCAAATATTAATGTGTTCACCTACAACGTAGATACCACGATTAATACCTGCTTTAGTCACACCTTCAGTTTCAAGAGCAGAAGTTGCCATACCTCTCTTGATGCCTGTAGAAGGAAAACTAAGATAAGCACCATCTTGACCATTGATGTAACAACTATCCACAAATTCTTCTTCGGGATTATGTTTAATATCCTTCTTCTGTGCGGCTGTTTTTTTAGCGGCTCCCATAAACAACGTACTCATAGCCTTGAGTGACATTGAATTATAAACTAATGGACCCGTACCAACAATCTGCAATTTTATTGTTGATTGCTTTAGTCTTTCAACAGTTAATCCTGTTGATTTATTTTCTTTTTTATTAATAGCCATAATTTACCTCGCTTTCGTTAAATTAAAATTTATAGTCAAAATAGAGGGGTATAACCATACACAGGTATGTCTTTCCACCCCTCTGGTGGTCTTTTAAACGAGCCATTTTTTTAAAAATTTGCGTTTTTAACCAAAGATTTCAAAAACTGTACTTTCGACACAGAAAATCCCACATTATTCTCAAAAGCAGTTTTCTTACCCAAGAACTCCTCATTTTCTTCATCAGTAAAAGATATATTTACAGAATGAGGGGTTCTCATTTTTTTCCTCAACGATTGTCGCCTTGCATATTCTTTTGCAGACAAATCAGGACTAAGTTCAATGTTATTATCTTCCATTACTTCGCCCAATCTGGCACATTGCCGTCTTGATTTTGTTGAGGTTGTGCCTGTGGTGTAACAGGTGATGTAGAAGTAGACCCACCAATATAACCCGTTTGATTTGGAGTCAATGGAACAATCAATCTGTTACGATCTGCATATCCATTCGTTCCTTTTTCAATACCAATTTTAACACATAGCTCCATATTATTTAAATCCTCAATGCTATTGAGTTGTCTAGCTTGTTGTGCGTTTGGTGTTGTATCATCAGGATTAATGTTACGAGCACTCTCTATAATAGAACGCATAGTTCTTAAACCAATTTCTTTTGCAACAGGAACATTACGATCACTCATCTTGTCACCATCAACAAAAATTCTATGCCAAACTTTACGTCCATTATAGTCACCACCTTTGATGGTAAATACGACAGGCATCCACTTAGCCCTACCACCACCTTGCGATGCTTTGAAAAAGTTACCTCTACCAAATTCAGGAACTTCTACATTCCCACCTTCAAGTTGTAAAGTAACTCTTGCAATAGTATTTTCTGGGATAAGTTCAAACTCCCCAGATGAACCACTACTAGGTTCTATATCATTAAAATTTATAGACATCATTCACCTCCTTCTTCTTTTAAGCTAAAGTCTAGTTTTCTTTCTCCTATTGGTAGGTTGCCTGACATTTTGTTAAGCAACTTACCTAGATTAGGCTCTTCAATTAATTCAAGTTTACCTGATCTATCTTTTGCAGGATAACCCCACTCATTAAGAGTGTGACAAATAAATGCACGATAGGGTCCTGTTTCTTCAGTACCTGGCATAATAGCCATAGTAATAACTTCATCTACGATACCTGGTAATTCTCGTCCTGTCTTAGAACCTTCTATTTGAAGGTCATAATTAGTACGACCATAATCATCTACTCTGCTATCAAGAATACCTACAAATATTACATTTTTATCTCGAATATGTTGTAGATGAGTAAGCCAAGACATCATTTCTCTGCCCTGCATACCATACACAGCACGAGTATCTAAACGACCACTTGAAGTCTTACAATCGGGTTGCCCTTGACACCATTGAAAACAAAGACGACCAGCAACAGTAATACTGTCTATAAAGATTGTATCAAACTTTGCTAACATTTCTGTAGGGTTGCCGTATTCCTGACAAACTCTTTCGTAATGACTAGCAGAATATATTTGATCTTCGTTAAGTGCAGGATTTGCACCTCCAAGATAACAAGCAAAGTCACGACATTCTTCCCATGTTCTAGGACGGATAACATCTATGGGCCACCCTTGAATAGCGGCATCCCCTGCCTCTAAATCCATAAACAAAGTGCTTTCTGATGGTAGTGTACGAACAAGAGTAGTTTTACCTACACCACTCGGACCACCAATAACTATTTTATGTCCTCGTTTTTCTTTAAGTCGAGTTTCAGCATCTATAATTTTAAATACCATTATTCAATCTCCTCAAAGGTTACCTTCACACCTTGAAGGCTAACTGTTCTAAATTCTTTTAATTTGTTCTGTACTTCAGGAACTGCATTAGTGAATTTAGATTCAGGAACTGTGATGCTGACCTTTGCGTAGTGAGATGCTTCTTCAGGTGGGAGAGTTTCTAAATAATCTCTTAAACTATTTTGATCCCAATCAATCTTCTTACGCATTTCAATTTTAATTTTATGATTATTTTCGACTAGAGTTGCAGTACCAAAGTCTTTTCCTTCCTGCTTTAACAACTCTTTAGCAGTATCAGAATATCTGCTTTCAAGAGATTTATTAAAATCCTCTAACTCTTTTTTGGCTTGTTCGTAGTTACGAACTAAAGTTTCTTTATGAGTTGCCAAGCTCTCTGCGATAGTAGCTAATGCTGTCATAAATCCTCCTTTCTTTTTAATGATTAAAAAACCTTACCCATTAAAGGTATGGGATTTATACGGAAATAGCAAGTACTTTTTTTATTTTTTTTTAGAAATTTTTATATTTATATTGTATATTGCTT